GAACCCAGTTGAATCTGTATTGTCCAGCGTAAAATTGTTTGCATCGACAACCGTTATTGAATAAATAGCCGAGTTCAGCTGAGTCATTCCTTGAACGCCGCCAATATAAATCAATGTACCAGGAATTAAACTATGATCTGGACTTGTAATCTGGCAAGGATTTGATGGGTTAGTAAGAGATGCGGTCCCAGTGAAAATATTTGTGACAAAGCCGACAACCTGGCTGGAATTCTGCACTTCCTTATTTCCAATCAAGACATTGGCTTGTGTGTTGATGTTTGAATTCACAAACAATTGCACTGTCACAGCGGGAATAGAAGGTAATTGAATATTGGAATCCATTTGGAAGTCGATATAGGATAGTTTAAAACCTTTGCCTGCGCCTTGGAATGGGCTGAAATCTTTGCCTACAATATCCATGATGGGCAGTAGAGCAACGCGACCGCCTCCAATATATGTGGCAGACGATGTTTTTACGACATCCGAATATGATAGCGTTTCCTGGTTCCATAGGAATAAGGTTAATGTATTCTGATCTACTGCTTGTACTTGGTAAATGAAATTGTTAAATCCGGGATCTGTTCCCGACCAAAGAGCTCCAGTTAGATAGATAAATTCATAGTTATCAAGATTGTGGTTAGGTACGGTAATTGTCGTTGATGCTGCGAGGAGAGTGAAAGCCGTGATCGCCAGAGAAGGGGCAAACATGGTTATCTGTCCGGAAGCTGTAGCAGCTTCTTGATTTTCATAGACAGAAATATATCCTTGTTGGTTTCCACATGTTATGTAATCCACGTAATTCTGGTCATCGGATGTATCCCAAGATACTTCGCTATCCCAGAATGTCGTTAAACTGTCCCAGGTTATTTCAAATTGGAATTGCCCTGGACCAAAGCAAGTTATGGTATCTCTGAATTGCGCCCAAGTATTATTCCTATAGTTGAAGAGTAGCGTTGTATTCGGGAAAACTTGGAATTCTCCTGGATCTGTTGTATCATAGTAGTTCCAGTAGACAACTTCTTTTTCGAAATCCCTGGCCCCATGAACGAAATCCGGAGCATTGTTTTGTATCTCAAAGCTGAAAACTGTTTCTGGAATTTGTTCATCAAGTCTTGTCAGTCCATTGGCAGCGGCTTGTATAATACCACGATCACTGACTGTCATAACACCTTGGTCGAAGATAATCGAACTAAATGTGCTTACGGCTCCAAAATCTGATGAGATTCTCTCAAAGATAAAAGGAAGTCCATATTCTCCCACATATCGAAGTTGCCATGTTGAGTATTCGAAGAAAACAATAAGCGTATTTCTGAAGAAAGCCACACTGACGATAATTTCATTTGTTGGAGCATCGAGGAAAAAACCCTGTCCGAATATGTCTGTTCTCCAAGCATTCGTTGCCAATGGATTTCCAATGGCACTCCCGCGACACCTAGCATAATAGTTTACCGCTTTACTTGCATCAAATGCGCCACCATTTTTTGGCCCTTCCCAAGTATTGAATGCTAATAATCGTCCGTAGTAAGGAACAACAATCAGAGCCTGATAAAGGAAGTTTGGTACCGCATCTAACTGCGGCTGTAAAGCTGTCCAAACTGAATTATTGTAATAATATATAGGATCGTATGGGGTAGTCACCCCAAATGTTATGTTATTATTTGTTGCGAAGAAGTACCGTAAATCCGGCGTCGCTCCCTGATAATTACATGCCCAAAAGAAAAAAGTGTTCGTGCCATTTGAATTATTGGGACCTGACCATTGCGTCCCAGGTGAAAGCTCTTGGAATGAACCAGAGACAAATTGATAAGCATATTTAGTATCGAAAAATACCGTCTGATCTATTCCTATTGTGGGTACATCTCTTTTCCATATGCCCATAGATTGTAAACCAGGATAATACGAAAATGTAACAGTAGTGGCTGATCCTGGAGTAGCTGTATCGGTAATGGAAACTGCACCTGTAACATAATTAATAGTGCCAGAATTTCCTGCCGTCGGGCTTGTCAATGTTCCATTACCTTGATCTGTGAGAACAATATTTGGTACGCCTATAATAGTTACAACTACGCTTCCAGGCACTATCTGTGCATTCGGCTCGTTTGTTCCAAGCAATCTATTCGATATGAAATATCCTCCACCCGTATATGCACCATACCCTGCTGCATTTGTTCCAGTTGTGAAATTCAAAGAATCTACAACCGTAATGGTAAATGTGAGATTATTATATCCAGTAGCTCCTAATACACCTGTAAGAATAACTTTATCACCAGTAGTAAGGCCATGTGGAGATTTGGTGGTAATCTGACCAGGGTTAGCATTATTTGCGGCCGCTACATACCCAGATCTTACTAGGAGATTGAAAGACCATGAGGCTGCGGATACGAAAAAGTTTATGGATACGAATGTTCGCTGAAGTTGACTTATTCCTCTTAGGCCATCACGTTTCTTTGTCCGGTCACGAAATACATAGGCATTCTGTAAATTGGAAAATGCTTCATTAGCAAGCATCAACGGCTTTTTGTCTGTCGTTAGACCACCCGCGGGATATCCCCCTATTAATACCTGCTGAAAACCTGACATTAATAACCTATAGCCATCCAACTAAATGACCCGACCGTGGCACCCCCGTTTGCATCGGAAATAGTGACTTTGAAATTTCCTGGATTATATGTGTCTGTATAAACGAAAGTACGAGAATTAGATACCTGAAGAGGTGTTGCCTGTACATTCACACATGCTGTTAGGCAAGATTTATTTAAACTTATAACTGTTCCACTAGCTATATTCATAGCTAAACCAAAGTTTAACAGGAAACCTCCGGGTAGAAACGTATATCCATTTATTGCCTGGTTCGGAGTTATATTCAGAGTCAATTGCTGAAGCTGATTTCCTCCAGTAAGATAATAGAGAATTTCATCCGTTCCATAAGCATTTGTTACTGCAGTATTAAAGAGTTGACCTATAGCTCCAATAGCTGAAGGTGTAGAATTTTGCACAATACGAATTATATTATGATATCCGGCAGAACCTGATGGCCTGCTAGGCTGACCATTGTTGTTTATATGATCCACGGCCAAAGTCTCGAATGTTCCATCCAAGTTACCACGTATTGTCGTCTTTGTTTGTCCTAGGGAAGATCCATCTGGAGGATATCCTAGTTGATATGGTGGTATCGCCATAATACTCCTTTACACTGCAACGGTTGGAATAGGTTGATTATCTTGAGGACGTTTTAGTTTACGTTTAGCTTTCTCGCTCATCTGCGCTTTTGCCGCCGAAAGAGGTTTGTTTAACACTTTCTCTTTCCCTTTAATAACGACCATATAACCTCAAGTTGTTGAATTACTTTTAAAGAATGAGTTCATACCAAATTTCACAGGCTTTGCTGGAGGAGTAGCGAGTTTTTTTTTCTTTTTAACTACATTTTTCTTCATGACATGCCAATGATTTAACTGATTTTTGTCTTTCTTCATCTTCATCTAAAAGTTTAGCAAAACCTTCATCATCGACAGAAAACCCATGCGATATTGCCAATAAAATTATCTGCTGTTCTCTGATTCCATATTGATAATAAAGTTTCATGCAATCTTCAGCGGTCAGAATTTTTTCTGGCTTTTTAAAGACAGAAACAAGGAAGTTTCCTCCTCTTGTAAAAGTCCTGTAAGCACATTTAATCCAATGCAAATGTAAGTACTCATCTTCTTTCATATTGAACCGAAGTTTGATGTCATGCCACCAAGTCCATAGTTGTACGTGAGCTGGTCTGTGTATATTGTATTAATCCTTTGCTGACCTATCTGCGCGTATGTTCTCGTCTCTATTATATCGTAACGCTCTCTCAACATCTTGTCGATGAATACAACACCATCGGAATCTAGCCTTTCTTCGAATATCTTCTTGGCAGCCCCTACGGATAGTATTTCCCACCACTCAGAAAGTTCTGGGTTTCCTGTCATGTCAGAAGCAAGCAAAGCTTGTATTGGCTGACGATATGCTGTAAGCTCTATAGTATATCCAGCATCTGGTGTTGGTGCTAGTGTAAACTGATTCTGAAAGAACATGATCGCAAGAGGAATAGAGAATTGCTTCGGATTATACTGAATTTGAATTGGCGTTCCCTCTGGAATTGCCTGTGCGAATGTTAAACCTATTATCTGACCTGTTTGATAATTTATTGTCGCATTTCCTGGCACATTTGGCGTTGAAGAAGCGTATTTTCTATAGTAAGTCCAGCCATATTCTTGATTTGTGGAATTCGATGTCTGGAATATTTGTATTAGATTTCCATTTCCGTCATCTGTGACGCTTTGCGTCTGCCCTACGCCATTTGGGCCTATGACATTTGCGGTAATGAGGATATTCTGCACCCTACTCTGGGGAAAGAAAAGATTTTGATTTGTCAACGGGCCAGGATCGTTATTCACACTAGGAATTAAAGGAGATGCCGTTGTAAATCCGTTGTATGGGGATGTAAAATAACTTCCTGAACTTGCGCTATAACTTCCCAAACCTGTAGAATTTAGGCCATTCAGCGAGAAATGCGTCGCATCAACAATGGTAATGATGAAAGATTGGCCATTTATAGTGTTCCAAGTGCCACCAGCCATGTTGTTGACGATAACAGTTTCACCAGATGTAAGATTTGCGGTAGATGATACTTGTACAACAGCAGTATTGGCATTTGTTGCATCTATAATGATATCTGTTTGTGCGCCCGTCGTCCCATTTCCAGAGGAAAATGTTGTAAACTGTTGCCAGTTGAAGTTGACACCATAGAAGTTCCAAGGATCGGTAAATAAACGTAGTTCACGCTTTGAACAATAACATGGTTGATCGACAGTGATATATAGCTCGCTATTGAATGGGTATACATCTTGTCCAACATTTGTCGTGAATGTGTACATATCCTTGAGCTTAAGAGATCGGAATTTAGCCGGAAGATCATACGAGTAGAAGCTATGCATTTGCTCAACGATGTATGTATCTGTCACCTGAAAAGAGTTACTTGATCCTGTGAGCTTACGCGTTTTGGTAATGGCGTTTGCTAATGTCGGATACAGAGAAAATGTAGGAACAAATGTTGTCATAGTATCGGTTGGTTATCAAATGCATCTTCTAATGTTGTCATAGCTTGGCCTGCAATGATGCCCGATCCTGCCGGAACAGCTACACATGGAACCTGTGGATCTTGTACATATATAAACGGATAAAAATTCAAACTGTCTACTGCTATTGTTACCGTATTTGGAGTCAACGCGATAATTAGTGCTTTCTGGTTATTTAGTTGGATCATGCCGTTAGGAGCAGGGATACGGAAACTGATCCATTCCCAGAGAGTAAAATTATGATTGGTAGTAAAAGTAACAACAGCAGGAGACGCTTGAGTTATGTTTGATATATATTGCAAATTTGGTATAAAGTCGGCTCCAAATGGAGGCCCAAAATTTGAATTTGGAGTGCTCATAATACCGACATTGGAGTAAATCTGACTCTAGATATTGTTTCGTACTTTCTAGCAGGTTTTTGACCCCCTTCTGTAAGTTCTAAGTTATAACGTCTTACTTTCTTCTTTGTGTTATTCAGATGTTTAATGATACCCATAGGTAAATCACAGATTTCTCCATGGATAAGTTTAATCATTTGAATTGGTTCGCCTGGATATTTCCGGTAAGCAAACTCTAACCAACCACCTTGCGCATCAAGGAATTCGAACATGCCATTGACGATTTTATCGTCTTCCTTACGCATTTTCTTCACTAATTCTAAACGCTCTGGTTCTGGTAAAGATTTTTTAGGCTTCTTGTTTATCTCTCTTATTTCCATAGTTATTCCTTTAGGTATTTAAAAAAGTCAGCCATCACGAAAAAAGTGAGTGACTGACTTTTTTTATTTATTACGCATTAGTTATTGCATTATTAAAATCGGCTTTGAAAGCCATAACGACCATGTTTGCTGAAGCAGCTCCAACAACATTTGTCCCTAGATTCATGACATATTGAGCACGATTGTCAAATGAATCTTGTAAGTTTGTTCCTGGAGGACTTTGCGGAATGGTTGCACTTCCATTGAGAGGAACCACACCAGAACCTGCCGGGAAGCAAGTAGGGGGCGAAGCACCGCCAGCGAAGTTTGCGGAACTAGGATACGTAAAGGTGGTAAACCCTGTAGTATCGTAGTCTAAGGTGATTGAAGACTCAGTAGCAGTATTAGTCACTACTAACACTCTTGCAGGTCCAGCCTTGTTGCTTCCTGTGATACTTGTAGCATTGCCAGTTAAGTTGCTTAACTGTGTCATTCCATATTGTGTTGGGATTTGGAAATCAACCATCTCCCCAGGAGTAAAGTCATTTTGACGAGCAAAATAAACTTTAGCTTGAGTAGCTTGGGAGATGAACAAGACTTGTCTGGAAGCTGGATACATAAAGCCTGGATAGACTTTTTGGAAGAATCCTGTTGTACCATTTCCATAAGAAACGCCTCTTGCTGTCTCAGCAGTAGCAGCGTATCCTAAAGTTATGCTTGTCCCTGAGTTTACGGCAGTTACTTGATACAAGAATCCTGTTAGTTCCAAAGCTCCAGTGACATTTATTAATCTCACTGTATCGCCTACACTTATGTCAGTAGCTCCGGTAGAAACAACAAATGTTGCTCCATTGATAGCTGTAATTGCTTCCTTAGCATAGGTTGGAGGATTTGTTTGATCTACAAATGTAAATCCCCCGGTTGTACCTGCATTAGAAGAAAGTATATTTGTTGTTATTGTTTGGTCTTCGGAAATATAAGAACCTTGAGCCATACCACTGAACCACTCTGATTCAATGCTTGTAACTGCCGTAGTATCACCCCAGTTGGTTAAGTTTTTTACAAATAACCAGTCAGGTTTGTCTGTCATTGGAATATTAACCGCAACTGGTGTAGCTGGGTTTGTATAATTCCATTTACCAATAAATGAAAAAGGCAAAGCCATATAAATACCTCCTTAAATTCCTGTAGAACGTAGGTTCTGGATCCAGAGGTCGTTTGTTATGCATTGCCCTTGGTAAAATGAACAACCGGCTGTATGCCTAAGCATGCAGGGGTCGTTATTGTCTAAACTGTTACTTATTAACCACTTACATATAAAAACATAAATGGCGGTTACATCATTTCTGTGTAACTCTTCACGTTTCCGTGAAGTACAGAGCACCGCTTCCCTTTCGGGTCTTCTCGCTTGCTCGTTCAGCGTAATTGATTCTGTGCTCGAAACCGTGACATTTCGTACACAACCAAGTAACATCAAGAGGCAAATCATAATCATGATGATGCCCTTGGGGTCTGCATTTGATACCGCATTTTGAACAATGTTCCGGCCTGATAAGATGCCCGTAATGGATAGCAAGCTCAACATACAAGTGAGCTTTCTTCTTATGCGGATACTTATATTTGTATTTCTTAACAGGTTCATTGCTTTTACTTTTCCGATACTCAATCGAGCTTTTTTTCTGTGGCCCTGGATTATCTGCGTATCGTTTCCTTCTATATTCTGCTACATGATCTTTGTTCTTTTCATACCAACGATCATGTTTGGCAGTCATTTTTTCGGTATTAGCTCGTTCGTATTCTCTATCTTTGATACGCTTACAAGCTTTGCACTGTTCTCTTTTTCCCCATTTGCCTTTTTTATAATTACCAAATTCTTCAAAAGGCTTTTCAATGTTACATGAGGTACATATTCTACTGGTTATCATACACTTCTCCTGGTTAGGTTTTGTGTATATTATAACCTGGTGATGAATATATTACCAGTCAATCTTCGCCCTTGTTGTCCTTCCGCGCCTACGCGGCTTCTAGGAGTTCCAAGTCAATCAGAGAAGATTTAACCTGAGCCAACATTAACCCAGGAGGCAGATAGATAAAGCGAGCTTTACCTCCTGCTTGCCACACAACTTTATAAGCTTCTTTAGCCGCTACGAAACAGTTGGCTATATCATTCCCAAGCAATGAAGCATTAGGAGTTACAGAACCTTGCTCGGATACGAAGAACCTGACGTTATTTGCTCCACCTATCTCTGTAGACAATGTCTGAGAGATATTTGGATATTGGAATTTCTTGATGAAACCAGTCATGTTATAAAACACGGGAATCATACGAGTCGTTGCCATGCAACCGTAGGCATCACCGATCGGGCTTGTGCCAAAGCGAAGTTCCGCTTCCACGATGTTCGTTATGTACTCTCCAGAGTTATTCTGAAGTACTGTAAATACATCGTCTACGTCTGCAATTGTCATCTCGCTTGGAATGTCGCCATTTGTCCCACCAACACAGTTGATGATGGAAGCTGAAGACTCAAGGTTATCTCTTTGCAGAGCATCCTGTGTTTCACGGAGAGATTGACCAAGACGTGCAGCGGCTGAATTAAGCACTGGGTCTTCGTTGGTGATTGTGACCTGACGAGTCAACACGATATAAGTCGCATAAACACGCACACGGCAGTCCACGTCAACACGATTAAGCTGTTGAGGTGGTGGGTTGTTTTGGGCATCGTCAAGAGGCACTTCAAACAGATCAAGTCTGTCATAACGTGATTGACGATCAATAAAGCCTTGGTTATCTGGCAACTCAACAGGAGTAGCAAACAACTGGTGAATCAAGTTGTGCTCTGGAGTTGACAGCAACTTGGCATTATATCGCTGCTGAATCTGAGGAGGCAGCGTGCTAATTGATACTGTCATTGATTTCCCTTTGACCTATTAGGTCAGTTCGGGAACCGAGCTGGCTAACGCTGCATACCCATGCATCTCGCGATATAGATCTTTCTTCATAGCATCAGTAAGCTTGAATGCCTGGGCAATAGGCCGCTTATCGTACGCCATAGGAGACGTTACCGCCTTCTCTGACTTAGCAATGGCCTTGTCTATTTCCTTTTCTCTTCTTGCTTCTGTTGCTTTCTGGGAAAGACCCATAGCTTTGATGTATTTGTAGCTTTGGACTCCGATTTTGTAGGGATCTTTTAAATCCGCAATCGTAGACGCCAATTCCGGTTCCTTTTCTTCTAAAATGGATAAAGTTTCTGGATTGACGACCTCGGAAAAATCTGAGTATTGACGATTCAAGCGATCCAAGAATTGATTATCTTCTTGCTTCTTGAGAGCTTTCTGCACCTCTTGGCGTACGAGTTCTTCTGTGTTTTTAATCACTTTCTGAGCATTTTTCTCAGCCAGCTTTTTCACTTTCCCTAAAGGAATGAATTCCTCGTCACTGATTTGATCAAATTCGTCGATCTCTTGCTTTACAGGTGCATTGCTTGCCATTTGGGCTTGCATAAACTGCATCTGCATTTCTCGCATTTGCTTCAGTTCTTTTTCGAGTTCGGCATTCTTAAGACGCATTGCCTTCAAGTGCTGGTTTGTCACTGGCTCTTGAACTTTTTGCGCCTCATTTACTTCATTGACTTGTGTTTCTATCGGAAGTGCTACCTCCTGGATCTCGCTGTTTTGATTTACTTCGTCAGTCATGAATTTCCTTTTGTTAAGTGGTCGGCTAAGCCCACGGATTACGCCTCGGTGATAGGCTATTTCACCTTTTGTACGCCTTTCTTGACTTTGTATAATAAAATTATTATAAGTCTATTAAAAAGTGAGGTTTATGATTTGCGATAATTGCAAAATTGATAGATTAGTTACCGACTTTATAAAAAATCAGAAATATTGTTACAGGTGTGAATATCGGAAAAAGCTTGTTTTTTGCCCGGAAAAGAAAACGCCGAAAAAGAACTATTGCAGGAGTTGCAAGAAAGAAATTGTACCTATAGAAAATGCGAAAAAGAGACAAAGAACAGTTTTTTGTTCTCTAGAATGCGCTCAAGATGGCCATAAAGTTTTAACAAACAATCATTGGACAAGGCAGTTACGAAATAGAATTCCGTGGCAACCTAAAGGGGTAAAAGATTGGAATATAAATCAAATATAGATCCCTCACGTAATACTGTAGGGTCAATTTATAGAGATGCACAGATTCATGCAGAAACTGGCGTTGTTATTGGCGATGTAAGCCATGAAATAAAGAAAGACCTTGTGAAAGATATCAACGAGGCCATTGAAATAGGCACAAAGGAAATGGAAGATAAACCATTTTACTTGGCCATATATGAGAAATACGACCTCATGCTTAAGAAGGGGTTAGTGCGAATCAGAAAAATAACGAAATATAGGCCATACCCGGAGCAGGACAGCATGGTCTTTCACGTCTATCCTGGAGGCGATGTTTACTTCTGCTGGGAATTGCCCCATAGGACGCAGATGATGAATATTCTCATGAGTCCAGATCTTTTTGATCCAGTGCGCGTAGCTATGATTAAGCACTGGGAAAATCTACAACTGGAATATTTTGGCTTTAAAAAGGACGACGAGGGAAACTGGGTAGAAAACAAGCTATATCGGGGAGATTTCTTGATAGGCAGTCAGGATGGCCAGAAAGAGGTTAAGATTCTTCTTTCTTGATATATATTATTCATCTAGATCTTCATAAGGTCCACATGTTAAGAAAGGAAAATGTTCTGACATATATTTAAGTTGAAATTCTAAATTTTTACGCTTCATCATGATTATTTCTTTCATATCATCGCATCTACAATCTAAACAATGTTCTCCGCAGGTTTCGCATTCACCGCTCATCCTTTAACACCTTGTTTAACCAAATGTTTCTTTTGACAATGATTGCAAAAGTAATATTTCTTTCTCATATCAATTGGTGCATAAAACCAACTTCCTTTTGAAAATCCTTCGTCTTGGCATATAGTCATTCTGTATTTAGACATTTATCTTCCCTTAATTGATGTCCATGAAATAATTCATCATCAACAGAAATACATTCGTCCCAATGAAAACAGATATCATTGTCGAAATGCCGTTGCAATTCATTACAAGTTTCCATGATTTCTTTATATGCGAATTTTGCAATTCGTAATTTTTTTTCATATTCATTCATGATTTACTCGAATTTTACCCTGAGATTCCATGCGCTCATACAAGTCTTTGAAATTGATCTTGATATTCGCCAAGACACCGCCATGAAATTCGGCTATCCGCGAAACAAGATAAACTGTACGGATTAAACGTACGTTTTGCGCATCATCCACCCCGACAGCATCTTTCACCCAGTCAGCATCATCTTCAACGTCGTATAGATCAAATAAAGGAATAATATCACGTAGAAAAGCACACATTTGATCGCGATCCCATTTATCCAGGAATTCATTAATTTCTTTCTCTAAGGTTTTTTTGGTTCGCATTCAATCTCTTGTAAATTCATTAGCCATTCGATTTTGGCGATTCTTTCTGCATCATCAATTGAATGTGTTTTCTTAAGTTCCATATATCGGTTAGCAATCTTTACACGCTCTTTCTTTAAACGATAATATTCTGTATCGCTTTCTAGGTAGAGAGTAGTAAAATTATATTTATCCGTGAGAACCCAGTAAATGTCTTCTACTTTCTTTTTATCCATTGGCATGTGAAGGAATTGCACCCACGACCTCTCCCCATATAAAAACAAGCGTGCACATCTTCCTTTATATGGATCACTGCGCTCTCACTGCTGAGCTAACATGCCATGAACGGAAATTAACAGAAAATGGTTATTTCTTTAAGGATTTTTTTCTGACATACGGCATTTTTTGCAATGTCGGAGGATTTGCAATAGTGCGTACAGTATTTTTAGGAATAGAAATCTTTTTCATAGTAATACGTCCTGGTGTCATTTAGTCTAGGATACACCAGGAAAATACCTTGTGTTTCATTGGATCATGACTTCCCTTTACTCCACAGCCTTTAGCCGCTGACTAGCGAGTCTCTTATTTCAATTCGCAAAACACACGAATTTATAGAGCTAGGGATTTTCTCCTTACTCTAAAAGTAGCGGTAGGATCCTCCCCTACGTCCTCTAGGCCGTCACCTAGCGATTTGTCTATGTCTATGGGGGCTAGCTTCCCATAGCTCCACTCTACGCCACAAATTCATACGGCCAGGAATCCCCAAACCCGATATATTAATATATCAACTATACACACATATCAAGATATATCAAGTTATACTCGAAATGAAGTATAACCGAAATATTATCTCTTTGGTTCGTGCAATGTTAAAGTTTTTCCTTCCTGTCTCATCTTCAACATCTCCATGTCGCGCGCTGTACAATTCTCATTGCCATAGAATGCCAACGAGTTTGTTTCATCGCAACGAAGTGGACCTTTCTGGATAGGAACAACTTTTGATCCTGATTTAGCCATTAGGAATATCTCCCTTGATATGCCTGCTTATTCAATTCTTTGGACATGCCACTTTGCATACGATCCTGTCTTTCGATGTATTCGGTAGTTTTGCTAAAGCCGCGCTCTGCAAAATCACCTTCAGGTTTTTGATATTCCTCAGTCTTAGGTGACATATCGCCTTGAGTGTACCCGGCTTTTGACATTTTTTCTTTCATATAAACACCCCTTTTAAAAGTATACTTTTCTTAAATCTGATAATTAAGCAACATTTTCTTTATTTTCAACTATTTCTTTTTCATCATCTAAAGTCGCAGATAATCCTGTCCAAAGAGCTTTTCCTAAATTTTCATCACATTCTTCCATTCTGAATAAAGTAAAAGCTATTAATTCTTTTTTAAATCCAACACTGTGCAACGTCTTGATAATTTCCAATTTAGCTTCTATGGGTGACATATATTCCTAATGATTTTTTCTATAGAAGGCAGCACAATAACAACTTTCTATAGCTAGTGCGAATGGTCTTTGCTCGTCATATGTATCGTCAGGACAAGCTATAAAATAATGCTCACCACGTTCCACATCTTGCTTATCGAAAACAACTTCCAATTTTTCCTTGTATGAATCATAAGTTACTTTTCTATGTATTAAACAACAACTATTATGCGACATTTTCTTTTACCACGTCTTTTTCTGGGTTTGCTACCGGGCTTAGAGTGTTGAGTAATTCAACCTGCTTAACAAGATGATCCAAGTCTAAACCACGTAATTCTTTGAGCGCCTTGACTACATTCAATAGGCTTGCCGTGTCTTCTTGATGGGCGCGACGTAATTTGTCTTGTGCAACAGCCGTATCCGTTTGAATCTTGGCGACTCGCTCTTGAGCTAAACCTTCTTGGCTATGAGCATATGCTACCTTTGTCATGTTGTCTACTTGCATTTGCTGCATCTGAAGTTCTTCCATCTTCTGCTGCTGTTCCTGCTGTGCTTTTTGTTTTTGCATTATCTTTTCAGTAATGCGGTCTTTGTTCTGAATCGTCATGCATTCTAAGACTTCGTCAGGCGGTAGAAGATCGGGATATAATTGCTGGAAATGAAGAATCTGAGCTAGTTCTAACTGCTGCTGGGTTTCGGTGAGAGCTGCTTGAACAACTTTGCATCCATATTTGAAGAAGATTTTGCTATCAAATTCAGCTGTAGGCTCTTCACCTATGACTTGGCGCACCTTTCCATAAGTCCAATTCTTTTGGATATATTCTACCTCGATTTCACTGCAAAGCCTTTGCGATTCATCAGCCTGGTCGAATAGTCTCTGGAGATTTCTTGCTGTAGCAGCCATGCGCATCATGGTAATAATACCAGCTTTGTCATCTATATCAATGCCCATGGCATTCGGATCAATGCCTGCGATATTGTAGAAAATACCTTTGAGCATTTCTTCCATCTGAAGCATTACAGGTGAAGGAGGAACAATTGGCATCGCCTGGACATCATCCATTTGAAAATCCGGATCTATGGAAAGAACACGGCCATGTCCAGAATTCAAAGCATCTTCAGGAGTAACAAGTGCACCTTTCTTAACCTTAAGACCCTGTTGCTGTGCGTCAAGTATTTCTAAATTGGAAACTTTTAAACGATTTAGAAGGTATTGGGGATCCCGAAGCATGGTCATCGGAGAATTGAACTTGTAGGCATAGTATGGAGTATCTGCCGTGAAAAAGGCTAGCATGGGAACTACTGGATATCTATCCATGCCATATGGGTTAGGCTCATCAACAATAACGCGATCATTAAGAATAATACTTCTACGAACTGTTGGAACCTGTTTTTTAATCGTTGAAAGTTTTCCATTGAATGCTTGCATTATTTCTTTTAGTTGATCTTTTGTTCCTTGGAACTCTTGGCACTCTTCCGTCTTCCGGTCCACCAAGAACGTAGCTTCTCGATTAGTAAGATACCAATACTCATCAAAAGCAATGAGATTGGGAAACTGTATCTGGTAGACTTCCGGCATGTAGAAAAACTTATCATCGCGATATGTGCCTTTGGGTAATGATAGAATTTGATCCGCAAACTGTGGATAGATTAAAGCTGCCTCTTGGGCATCAAAGAACGTTCTTAACCACCAGAACCTAGCATCGCTCATGTCATGCTTACGGAAATATGGGTCAAATAACGTCGATTTCATATCGACATAACGCCATCTTGGATCTGGACTTATGGGGTCTCTCGTCGAATCTGGATACATATACATGAATCCAAGACCCTGTATGATTGCCCCCAATTGAAAAGAGTCGCTAAATGTCTGGTGAAAACCGCATTTGTGATTATGGTAAAGACATTTAGTTAGTTGGTCTGCCGTCTTTTGCATTCCATTATGGATAGGGATAACAGCCGAACTCTTACGCGTTTGCCTCTGCTGACCGCTAATTGCCTCGCTTATTGGATTCATTATGTTGAAATTCCATATCTTGCGCCTATAAGTAGCAACACCAGGAAAGATCAGTCCCCAGACTTCTTGGTCGTTCATAGTAAAACGCTGGTTTATGTCAGCTTGATACCATTGGGTTTGTAATATGTTGATAGAGTCGGAATAGTTTTTTTCCATACTTTGACGTAAGGAAACATTTAAAGAATCCTCTGGAAAAAAAATCGGGTCATTATTTCGCATTTTCCACCGTAGATATTTATTGACTTTATCTTGTGGAATATATTTTATTATGTGCAAGGATGATGATATATGGATTTCTCTAAAGTACCACAGGATGATTTGCAAGATGTCTTAGAGATGACGAGGAAAATAGAAGTTTTCATGTGCAATGTGCTTCATGATGCCGAACTTGGTTTATCTATGTCCGCAGTGATGAATGCAACGATAAATTGCATCCTTTCACAATGCAAAACTCTTGACGAGATTCTCTTTTATAGAAGAATTCTCTTTGAGTTCTTTGATACGTCGATAAGGGCGATACGCATCAAAGATGACTCAATCTGATGCCCAAAGATTCAATAGCTTCTCAAATATCTCTTTCGCCATAGCTTCATCTGATAGGTCAAGCGATAGGCTGTTTGAATGAAATGTAAATGTAATTCTGTTTTTCTCAATTTGCATGACAGTAACATGTTCCAGATTTATAGCTGTAGGTCTATCGCCATCGAACCGAAAAATATCTCTTTTCGTCGTAGGCTTAATTATCTGTAGATTATCACTCATGATTGATATCCTTCTGGTGGGGGAGGCCCATTTGGACTCATGATTTCTTTTGGCTCCTCAACTTTTGTTGGACCCTTATGTTTCTTTTTCATTGAATAGCCACCATCAATAGCATAGCAAGCATGTATTGACAACATAAAAGCTACAACAAGAAATATTCTATTCATCGCGTTCTCCTTGTTTTGATTTCTTATGCTTATTTAGCCTTTTCTTTTCAAGTCTTCTTTGGATTCTGGCTGCTGAAGCCTGTTTCTTTTTTACGCCAGAGTGGCCTCCTACATCTTCCCATAAAATCGGTTTCATTTTATTTTCATCGAATCAGATATGTTAAATAACTCTTTTCTCACAAAATCTAAAATCTTTTGACCACAATCAGTCTTAGCTTTTTCATATTCCATATAATCTTCCATTCCTTTTATATAAGGTTTAACACTCTGAACTCCTCTAATCATTTTCAAAGCATTGATAATGTGTTCTGCATCATCATCTCTTATTTGTTTATCCAATGTTATAAGAAATCCTTTATATCTATCTGTCATTTAATTTCCTCTTTCTTCACCAAGATAAATCCTTGTTTATTCCCAGGAAGTGGTTTCATGTGCGTAAAACCTTCTTTCTTGCACAATTCCATGATGAAAATGAGAACATCCATAGAAATTGATCCTATAATTATAACACGATCCTCATATACATGAAAACTATATTTTGCATCACTCATTGAATTTACCGAACATCTTCATGAATTCTGGAGCAGGAGTAGATAATAATTTAGGATCATAGAGTTGCGTTATCTCGGGAACAATCGCACTGGTTCGAGGATTTTCTCCATGTATCACTTTTCCATCTCTTATCGGATCAGAACTATCCAAATCCCAGCGGTCTACCCATTTTGTTATCATCTCTCCTTCGGTTGTTATGCCAAAGATAAGATAGCAATCTCGCCAGAGTTGTAACTTTTCCTGTATCTCTCTTGGAATAACGGAAAAATCATAGTAGTAAGCATCCACCATGCAGTATTTATCAATCTTTGGATGATTAAGTAAAGACCGAATCCTTAAGGCTAATTCATCGTCTCTCTGATCAATCCCATGAGATTCCAAATAGCGATTCTCTTTGATGCGCTGGACGCGTTCGCTCTCACTCATTTTCTACTCATAAACATATTTATTGGGCTCTGAAGTAACGAATTCCCATTCGCCACCAAATTCATGTCTAATAAGTTTAACGCGTTCGTTTATATCATAACTATTATCAATGATCAGGTTTACTGTGCCATTATTATCAGACTTAAATAAGATCGATACTTCGAAGGCTTCTTCATACAGGTTTAAATCTACCCACACATCAAAGCTTCTCACATGCCTATCTACTGACTTACACACACACCAAGCCCAATGTATTTTTTTCATTATTCCGCTCCAAATAGCATGATAAGTATAATCATGATATGGATTGTCTTTGAAGAATTTTAATACTTTCTCATGGACCTTGGATAAATGAGTAAAATCATCCCAATGATCAATTGGCCCAGAAGTAAATAAGCAAAAGTTGTAGTCATGCATGTCATTTCCTTAGTAGTTTTATGATTAGAGCCATTTGATCTTGCAGCATATCCATTCTTTTATCAATAAGCTGAACCGTAATGCAAAGATTCTTCACATTGTCGAATACAGAGTTTTCTATTTCTTCACCGTTTTCATCACACTATGTTTCAAACATCTTCACGATCTGTTTGACTTGGTAAGAGAGATTGTAAAGTTCATTCTGTGGTGTTGTCATGATTCCTCTTCAGATAGAATTTTTAAAATCTTTCGCAATTGCTTCATCATATTAAAATTCTCTGTTTCGATAAGTTTGCATTCACCTCGCACAATTGAAACGAGTCCCTTGAATTCATTGATCATCATATTCAACTTATCAATATTCTTCATGTAATCTTCGAACTTGTCAGCATATTTCATATTTGTTCTGAGATTTTCTTCGCGTTCCCCGATATGCAAGAGTTTAGTGACTTTGTCATTGAGAGAATTGAACGGTGCGTATTCTTCTTCAGAAAAGAAAATATCTTCGATGGAATCTTTGATGATTTCTTCTAGTTCGTCTCTATCAACTTCCATATTTTTAACTTCCTATTAAAATTGTCCGGTCACTGTCTCTACATCGCGCACTTGGAGACCCTTGGCTACGCTAATCGCGTTTCGTCTTTCGACTCATCAGGCCAAAATTGTGCGCCCTGGGTGGCAACCTATTCCCGAACTGGCCACAGTTTGCATCTATTAATCTAAAATTGAATACCAAATATAACCACAAGAAACGCCTAAAGCAAATATTATAAAACATAGTAAAAATGTCGGTATCTCAATCATAATCCGTAATACCTATTTACTGCTTTCTGATCGTCTTCTGGGCCTTTATCATCGCGTCTTTCTAGTGCCTTTAATCCTACCGCCAGATATCTAAAAGCATCTGCTGCATGGCTATGTTCATCGTGTAAAGGTGTATTTTTGTAGCAGCCAAGTCTATCATCCCATACTTTCTTGTAAGCTTCAAGATGTGCAAAGCCTTTTCCCGTTTTCTCCTCGTTGAAAACACATCTGGATAACATGCTCCGCACTGTTTGTATCCCCTCAAGCTTATCACACTCCTTGATGTCCAATACAACGAACTTACCTTCGAGGAGTGGCACAACATAGTCAAGATATTGTGTCTTAGAGCCAATGTCTCTCTTTCTTGCATCATGAGGGAAGATATGACGGCCAAATCTTGCATACTTTTGTTTGTTAAGCCAATCACAATAATGCGCCGCTCCTTCGTCCCAATTCTCATAGTAGTTTATTATTGAAACTCGTCCTCCGCGACCCACTTGAAAAACCCATATAGCCGTGAAATCGTCCAAACCAAGATCCCAAGCGGTATGAACAGGCAAACTGTCATCATAAGGAACAGCAGTAAAGCCACCTCCACTACGGATTTTAGAAAGCTGAGAACCATAATATAAGCCTTCGTTAGCACTCTCAAAAGCCTCTCTGGGGTTGCTAGGATATTCGGACTTCATTGCATCGCCCATTTGCTTGAGCTTCATTTCATACCATCGCCTCTGTTCTTCGTCAATTTTTCTTTTTCTTTCTTCTTCAATGCGATCTAGATATTCGTTCGTTTCTTTACTCACGATGATTCCCTTATCTGTTGTTCGGTAGCTTGGTTCATCGCACCATGGAAAAAAGAAGAAACGCTGTTGCATGTGGGACAGTATCTGGTTATTTTGTTCGGACAAAGCTTCTGCTTCTTTTGCAAAGTCGTAAAAGTATCCTTCTCTTCCTTCGGCTGTAGATTCGATTGCAATGATCTGATCTGTGCTAACAGTATTAAGAGATCCTGTGACAATTTCTTTTGCAACGTCAGGACTCTTTGCGCAGATTTTCCCAAATTCGGAAACAAGTAATCGCTGATAAGTTCCGCTCCTAAATCCTGTGCTGACTCTATAGCTAGAACCGTTCTCAAATGCAAGCTCTCCAGATCTGTCATTAGTTGCGCTGTTAAATGTTCTCGTCCATTTTGGCATTCTGTCATATGCGTATTTAACCTTTTTTTTAAATATATCTTCGGCATCCTCTTTCCTATGTGCGATGATACCTGCATTAGTATTTGGATACCAGAAACAATCGTCTAAGAAATTAATTGAGAAGTATGTCGTGACGCCCAATTGCCTAGCCTTGAGAACAAGCATCTGATGCCATTCTTTCTCAAACAGCTCTATCTGCGCCCAATTGAGGTTAAACAGGATTTCATTACCTGACTTATCAGTAATGTAATAGAAATGAGTTAAACGATAGAGTTTGTCGTCTAGTTGCTCTTGGGTAGGAATATATTCATCATTCATTCTTTATCTTCGAATAGCCGTTTGGCAAACATAAAAGCGGATCTCGTTTCATCATCCCAAGATGCAACATCTGCAATCAAATCGCTATCTTCTTTTGTTATCTTTGGAAACCAATGCAAAAACTCATCCATCTTTTGAGTAAACGAAAGTCTAGCCCAGTTCTCAGGAAGCATCACTTATGCATGGATTTTAGTGTTTGAGCTAAAACAGCGCGCTTTCTTGTCGTATGATTCTTACTATGCTCAGCCTTTTTTAGCTTACTAGCAGGTATTTTCTCGCCTTCCTTAACATGTAAAGCCTTATGCAATGCTCCTGGATGTTTGATAGCACCTTGAATCCACTTTTCTTTAGCCATGATTAATCCTTTCTTTTAACTAGGAAATGTATGTATATATCGCCACACTTTAATCTACCATATTCAGGCGTAGGAGAATTGGAAATGCCTGCATATTGATAAAATGGCGTCCAACCTATCAAAGAAGATAATTCCATGATTTTTCCTTGATCTTCAACGTTATATTCTACATATAAATCCTCTGAATGTGTCAGCTTCTTGCAATGCTGGCATCTGGTCATTATGAAACCTCGTCTAAATCTATTTCACAACAAATCATATCTCTAATATATTCCGCAAGATTAACACGTTCTTCATGCGCATTTGGCTCTCTCCTCACAATCTCTCTACAATAGTTATCTATATCGGACAAAAGGGAGTACATCTTGCTTGCATTCACATGAAGAAATAGATCGTCTTTATGTTCCGGAAGATAATACTTGAATGATACCTCAGATGACTTAGCTTCATCCATTATTTAGGCTTTCTCTTTTTGCGTTGAACTTGATCAAGAACTTTCTGCTTTTCTTCTTCTATAGCTTTTGCTTCGCTTTTCAATGCTGAAGCACGTCTAATAGCCTCTTTATCTTTTATTCCTTCTTCAAAATCAAGAGTAAAAGCATCATGAAAGGCTATATCACGCATAAACAAACCATAATTATATGGATCATCTTTGTCATGTAGCTTTTTACGCAATCTAGAAGCGATTCTCATCTTGGCTTTCTTTAGCGTTTCCGCGTACAATGGGCTTTCATCACGCCACTCATATACTCGTTGAGCATAAATATCACGTTCTACGCAATAATCTACCAATGCCAAAGCATCTTCTTTTAAGGACCACTTATTTAAGAATTCAGCTTCGTCTTTCATATTGTAAGATTTACCAGCAGCATTTTTATTACCCAGTGGCGCCCCAGCCATATTCGCTCCTATATTATTGATTTCAATTTATGAATATCAATAAATCCGCACAAGAATAAATTTACTGGATCTCAAGATGTATTTTAATATTGATTGATTCGGGATTGCCATCGAAGTTCTTTTTTGCCTCTTGGATGCAATTAAGAATTACCGGATCATCCTCTTTAGGCGAATAATCTTCATAAATAAGAAACTTCTGGCGATAAGTTCTATCCGAATCTTTGAGAATAACAGTTAATTCTGTCATGTTTATGCCTCCAACTTTGCTAGAATTGTTCCTTCTTCAACAACCATGAATTTTTCTTTCTCATGTTCTATTTCTGCTCCGGCGTATTTATCAAGATAGATAATATCGCCAACTTTAACTTTGGTAACTTCATCACCAATGGCAATAATCTGGAATTGCACTGGCTTCAACCCACTGACAAGCAATGTTCCATGTTTTACTTCTATCGGCTTGATGATGATTCTTTTTCCAATTGGTTTAAGCATTTACACTCCTATTGAATCGTTTTATCGGAATTTTGATATTATTTTGCAAATAAAATCCATACTCTGTACAATATTCAATATATAAAATAAACACAAGGAAGTTATGAGTTATTTTTTGATATATCGCTTAGAGCGTGGGATAAAGATTCAGAATTTTTCGGAACATGGATTAATTCAACATCTTGAGAGCTACTTTTCGGATCACGAAGTTGAATTTCTAAACCAGATTCCAAAAGATGTGCAAGAAATAAGACACAATCAAGCGATCGTTATTTGTGGCGAAGTGACGAAGCCAAACCCTGTGACAATAGTTAAAACATATTCATTACGTTGAGAAGAGACATGAGACAGTTAGATTTTTTTTTAGGTGATAAATCGGAATTAGAATATCTTAAGGAAGATGTTAAAGAGGTTAGAAACAGCAATGATAAAGTTCGCAAAAGCATATTTGCACGTCATGCAGAATTGGCCAAGATGTACTTGGAATTGCACGAAAGAATGCAAATCCTTGAAAGAAATATCTGCCGAAAATCCATGGCCCCATAGATGGGGTTCTCATCCATGGGGGGATTTTCTTGAAGCTAGAAAAAACGCTATCATTTGGTTAAAAAATGATGGAGCATTCGATTCCGATATCTCAAGAGTCTTGTCTATGGATATGATTCATTTAGCTGCTATTAAAAAAGCATGTAGAATTAAATAAAACGAATGCGAGCAAATGGGAACGTGCCGATGATTTTAAGTTTAAACTCCTTTTTTTTCATTGGCAAGTCGGTTCGAGGCCGACCGCATTCACAACTTAAGAGGTAACATGGAAAAAGAAACAATACTTGAAGCAATAGAAAAATTAAAAGATTTGATAGAAGAAATTTCTGACCAAGACCAAGAAGATGAAATTGTTGCTTCTCTGCATGAAGATTACAATGCGTTTTTCACCTGGGCTATTGGCGACGAAAGCGACAAAAAGGATAAATACTCAAAAGAAGAAATGTGCAAGAAATGGAAAAGAATGCATCCGGGCCTACCTCTTCCAAGGGTGTTTCAAACTGAAGCTGATCTTGGCAAATGCTTATCCACTGTTTGTCTATTCATGGATGCATATCCGCTGTTTCTCCAATCAATCGATTAAAACGTAAATTCTATTTTCACACCATACTGTGAACATGTTTCTTGTCCATAGGAAAAGCTGAATCGTTCATCGCTATCGGCTTTTCCTGCCCTATAATCCCCTGAAATTATCGCGCAACACGCATCTACGATGTACTTCAATGATCCTGGCAAATTGTCATGGGCATCGAGTTTCCGCGGAGCATATCGCACCAAATGCATATGGCATGGAAGTGGAATCTTTGCTCGGATTGGAGAAAGTACGAGAGAGACAGATTTTCTCTGGAGCTTATGCCTTTCGTCTTTCTTTCGCCAATGCTGACTGCAATTCAATTCGCTTACTGTGCGTATTGGTACCTCTACTATGACTTTTCTCTCTAAGACCTCAGATTTCAACGTTATCTTGGCTTCTACGGACTTTTTTACCTTAGGAGCTGTGTTGATATTACCTAACCTATTTTGCTTCTTTCTTGGCACCTTAACGTTTGAAATTTGGGCATTCTGATTTTGAGATCCAAAGTCAAAACGGCAATTGATCGCAACTTTTCGCAACCCCCGCGTTTTTTTCCCAGCCTCGGCTTTCGAGGAAATGCATGATATCATCCCGGAGGAAGTTCGAATCAGGGGCATAGGCCTTGAGGTATTTCTTCTCGCCTCGATGCGTCACAGCCGCGCTCATTACGTCCCAAAACATGCCGCCGTTCTTCATCTTTTTTCGCAAATACGTCACTCTATGTTTGCCCTCAAGGCATAGTGTACACGACTCTGCAATGTACTTGTCTTCCGGGTAGCTGTCATGGCTGACAAAATCAAATGCACTCATGTTTTTCTCCTTTTGTTTTTGATTATAATCTATTCACACAATATCTACAACTTCTTTTGTACCCGTAAATCAACGCCGCTAAACTCTATAATTTGCCATTCCTGAAATCGCGATGCAATGGCATCGTTCATATGCTTTCCAATATCTTCTAAGGTCATATTTGTTGAAATTATCGTCGGTAATTGCTTGGAATATCTCAAATTTAGTAGTTCAAAATATTGCCTTGATATACGTTCTGAATGTGTTTCCCGTCCAAAATCATCAATGAAAAGTAAGTCCTGTTCCCCTAAATTTTGAATGTGATATTTGTCTCCATGCTCGGACTTTACGGCCTCTAGGAGCATGGAGTCGATCTCCGGAGATGTGAAATACCTCGGCCAAATATGCCTGGGGCATTTCCTGAACATCTCTCGAATCATGGCAAAAGCAAATTGCGTCTTTCCACGGCCAACTGGGCCTAGCAAAATAACCGATTCAGGCTTTAGAGCCCATGTACGTGCATATTCGATAAATGCGCTAGGCTGTTTGTCGCACATTTCTAGAGTGACATCGGCAAATTTATTAGGAACCTGATTTGTGAAAAACCCTTTCTCATTCATGTAGTAATCAACTATTTCCTTGGATTGCGTTGTTGCTTCCCTTGAGAACTCGTGAGGCTTGGAATTGCGTTCCGGATTCATTGCCGATCCCAGCAGGTCTTTGAGATTTTTCATACTTTCCCCCGATAGCCGAACGATAGGCTTTTTTATTATCAGCAGATTCATTTGCTCGGCTAAGCCATCCCGTGAGGAACCTGCGCCACAGGCTCTTGCCGTTCTTCGACGGATTCGCCTTGAGCCACTGAATCGACTTTGTGATCTCGACATGCAGGTCGATATGCGGATAGATCGATCGCCAATCGAGCATGTCCTTTTCTGAAATGCCGATGTAGCTCCAATTTTCGAAATCGAAATCCAAACCATCACTTTTTTTGTGAGGCGGCTTTGCCGTCCGAGCAATATGTTGTTCTTCTTTAACTTCTTTATCTTTCTTATATATTCTTAGTTTATCGTTAGTCATTCGTTGGTCATTCGTTAGGCATTCGTTAGCTCGTTCGTTAGCATCACATAAATTTATGTCATAAACGTTTGAAGATAAGAGCTTTACCTTAGTGGATTCGGTCGTTACCCCATTCGTTGGTTTTTTGCGATTTCTGCTAGTTTCGATAATTTTCATATGTTGGCGTTCAACCAAAATCTTCTTCGCTGTTCGATAATTTTGTTCGCTCATATCATATTTTTTATGACCACCAATAAAAGCTTCTCCTATATGCAAACCATCAGGCGCTCCCTCGTATCGTCGCGCTGATTCTGCGAGAAATGTAAGAAGAATGAATGCATTATGATGCTTTCGCGCTAAATAGCGCATTTCATCAGATCGGATTAGCTTAATAAATGATTCAGACATGACACCCCACAAAAGTATTGCGTTCTTTTTGGTGGGATGTTACTATGATGACAGTAGTTTCAACATAGAGGCTCTCCCAAGCCATTCTATAAATACCCAGACCGCAAATCTGGGTATTTTCATTTAATACGCTATCACAAATCTGGTATCTACTACAAATATTATTCACTGTGTCCTGACCCTAAGATGTCTATCTGGAAATTATCATCTACTTCAATGAAGCCGATCAGATTGAGAAACATCAAGGGGGCTAACAGATTCCGAAACATTGTCGGAGAGATAAGATAGTCCTTGCGGATATCCTTTTTGGCATGAATAACACGGCTGTGTTTATTTTTCTTCTTCCAAAGCTGCAAATATAATAGTGCAGACCTTGGACAATTTTTAAGAACGCGTATAAAATACTTCTGGGGCGGAAATTCAGTATATTCCTTCATAATCCTCGACATATATGGTTGAAATTTTATCGAGGAAAACTTATGCTTATCCGCAAGAATGTTGGCTTTCCCCGATATTTACTGGTGAGCTAGATAATCCGGTAAACCTCCAGGTTTGTTGGCGTTTTTGATAGTGTTCTATTCTCGGGAGCATCTAATTGGCGTTAGATGCTCCAATTTCATAATATTTATCAAATTTTAATTGCAACAAGATTTCTTTTTCTATACCTTCCCTTTGGGGTTTAAATTTAAGGAGGGTATATGAAAGATGTTTGGAAAGAACTTAAGAGTGGGTTGTCCGAAAGTAATGAGTTGCGTTATTTCGTTGTCTTAATTGCTTTAGTCTTGCTTTTTGTCTTTGGATCAATTTTTTCGGTTTCCTCTAGGTGATCTACCCAGTCATAGACGGTTACCGCGCCTCGCGTGTAGACTTCTATCTGGTATGCGACCTTAAGGCTAGGAATCAAACCTTTTCTTAAGATCTCGTGCAGCGTGGATGTGCTAACACCTATTTTGGCAGCTATTCCACGCTGTTTTTTATCATTGTTCTTAACCCATTCATAAAACTTATTCACCAGAAAAACCTCTTTTTTTTATGTTTATGTTGACGAAAAATGCGCAAATGCGATACATTGAAATCATACCAAGTAAACGGTATTAAATCAACAGGAGAATAGAATATGGAAAACAAAACAATAAATGATGCAATCGCCAATATTGCGTCTACATCAGCGGCCTTAGAGAGATTTTGTAATGATCCAAAGAATTACAATTCCTTTGGGGCGCAATTGCTTGAGAATATGAGCCGGGAGCTTGGGCGGCAAGCTAGGGATCTGGAAGAAATTCAATACATGTATGGGGTATAGAATGAATACTGAATATATGTACTTAGAAGAACAGGCAGATGAAGATTTCGACGCTATTTTGCGTCACAATGAATATGACATTTATCTGCATCAGGAATGCGGTTGTATGAGATGCATGAATTGCCTGGGGCTTTCCTGGCAGGATTTTATGTAATATAATGAAAACTAGGGGAGTTAGGAGGCCTCCCCCAGAAACTAAAAACTACAAACAATTAACCAAAACATATACACAAACGCCAAACTATCAAAAACAAAAATATATAGGAAATAAAATTTATGTCTCAGTCAGAAATAATCAACGAACTTGCCGCGGCTTTATCCAAAGCTCAGGGCGAGATGCAAGCGGCCATAAAGGATAAAGTTAATCCATTCTTCAAGAGTTCGTATGCTGACCTGGGCAGCGTGTGGGATGCGGCGCGGCCAGTCTTAAGCAAATACGGTCTTTGTATTATGCAAACAACCGAAATGACGGCCGATGGAAGCAAAATTGTCATGGTTACGACATTGGCGCACACATCGGGGCAGTGGATGAAATCTTACTTACCATTGAATCCTTCGAAGAATGACAGCCAGGGGGTCGGGGCTGCGTTAACCTATCTCAGGAGATATTCACTATCCGCTATCGTGGGCGTTGTCTGCGACGAAGACGACGATGGCGAAACCGCGGTAGGCCGAGGACGCCAAAGTCCAACCAACAACCAACAACAACAGCAAGAAAAACCTGCTCAAGTTGATAGAATCGGTAAAGCTGAGATTGTTGCATTATCGACGCTTATCAGTAATTTAGATGAGGATAGCAACAAATCCTTTCGGGAATGGATCAAGAAAACATTCAACGCTGAATCATTGCAGGATATTCCTAAGAATTGCTTTGAAAAGTGCATGGTTTCTCTC